CAGGTATATTAAGATCTACGAGCACCTCATGAAAGATGCCCTCCGGAAGATCGGAACAGCTGTTTCAGGATTTAATTTCCCTGTTGTACTCAAGGGGTTGGACCCTAGGAAGCGTGCTGCGATTCTACGGGCGGTGTGGGACAGTTTTGAGGATCCAATTTGTGTATCCATGGATGCTAGTAGATTTGACCAGCACACAAGCCGTGACGCGTTGGTGTGGGAGGGGCAGATGTGGTTGTGCTGTTGTCCTTATGAGTTTAGAGATGAACTCAATCGTTTACTTAATATGCAGCTGCGGAACAGATGTCTTGGCATTGCCCAAGATGGTTTGGTCCATTACAACACAGACGGTTGCAGAATGAGTGGCGATGCGAACACAAGTGCGGGCAACTGTTTGATCATGTCTGCTATGCTTCTCACATACACTCGCGAGAGAAACGTAACAGGTCATGTGTTGAATGATGGTGATGATAGTATGGTTATCATGGAGAGAAAGGACCTGGAGAAGTTCTCCACAGGGCTCACCGAATGGTTTTTGGAGTGTGGTTACAACATGGTCGTTGAGGCGGCTGTGGATGTGTTTGAGAGGATAGACTTCTGTCAATGCTCACCGGTTAACACATACGGTGGGTGGACAATGGTCAGGAATCCTCACAAAGCACTGGCTAAGGATTTGAGCCATGTGACCAACTTCGCCCATGATGCAGACATAAATTCGTGGTTGTCTGCTGTAGGTGAGTGTGGGCGGGCTCTGACTGATGGGGTGCCTGTTTATCAGGCATTTTACAGTTGCTTCGACCCTAAGGAGGTGGTGAGGCTACCCGAGGAATTGAAGGATAGGGGATTCTACCATATGTCGAGAAATTGTCGATGGGAGAATATACCTGTCACAGATGAATCCAGGGTAAGTTTTTACAAAGCATTTGGGATTACGCCAGATGAGCAGAGAAGGTTGGAGACTAGGTGGAAGAATTACCGGTTGGCGGATTTCACACTAGCTCAATCAGCTGATCCCAACACCGACCATAGGGAGAGCTCGCCCATAATTCCGAGGTGGTGAGACGTAAACTTCGTCTCACAGTATCCTAAGAAGATGGTGAAAATA